GGTGAGATGCCGCAAATACCAAATGAACTTGCCAAGCGTGCACGAGAATTGTTCCGACAAGGCATGAAATTGGTGGATATTTCCAAAGAATTAAATGTTCCGGCAGGAACTGTACGGAGATGGAAGAACACCTATCAATGGGAATCCGAACGTTCGCTTTCCAATCCGAACGTTCGGATTGAGGAACCAAAGAAAAAGGGAGGGCAACCCGGAAATCAAAATGCTGTGGGACATGGAGCACCGAAAGGAAATAAAAATAGTTATGTCCATGGAATCTATTCCAACCCCACATTCGATATGATTCCAGAAGAACTGAAAGAACGGTTTTTGAAAATAGATTTTACGGATGAAGAATCCTTG